TGGTCTTCATCAATGTCTGGTGGCCCCTGATTACGCATATCTTCCTCGTAATCAGCCCATTCATCCATTTCTTTCTCATCCCCTGCCTGATCACGTTCAGCCTGTTCATCCCACCGTGCTTCGTCTTTCATCTCATCATCCAGTTGCTGTCGTTCCCAGCGTTCTCTAGGGGATTCTCCGGGGGGATATTTACGAGCTTTTTCCAAATAAGCATCCCGTACACCTTCAATTATAAATTCTTTTTGTGTACGATCATCAGCAGAATTACTGTTATCCCAACCCTGATCAGGAAGGTCATCTCTATCATGCACTTCTCCGGGGTGATCCACACCACTTGGGTCTCTTGGGTCTGGGGATTTAGGTTCTGCCTTCTGCCCTTTTCCGGGTTTCTTTACCCTAGCCTCAGCGTCAGCTATTTCTTCATCTGAAAGGTTAGCTTGTTCATCAAGCGACATATACTTAGACTTTTCAACATATTCTTTTTGGGCAGAATTGCTGTTATCCCAACCCTGATCGGGAAGATCATCTCTATCATGTACTTCTCCGGGGTAATCTCGTCCACTTGGGTCTGGTGGCGATACGGTCGATGGATGTGGATTCTTTTTAGCAGCATCTCCTTCTTTTTCGGATACCCCTCTCATCAAACCTTTACTACGTGCCTTTGTATTAGGTTTGTCTTTGGATGAAGGTTGCCCCCACCTCTGCTCAAGGTTAGCAGTATCTGGCTTAGAACCCATACCTTTATTACCGGCACCGTAGCCACTATCTTTCGAAGAAGCTTTGGCGAGGAACTGTTGAAGGTTTTCATCCTTGCTTCGTAAAAATACTTGTTTTTTAATTAGTGCCATTTAGATTACCTTTCAGTTAAATATTATTTGCCACCACAGCCACAGTTACCACCGCATTTGCATCCTTCAGTCATAATGACCTCCCTTTAAAAGTACAGTTAATAAAGATTTTCTTATAGTCTCACGATCTATATTTTTATGTTTATCTGGTTGCGGTTGTCTAGCTCCCAAGTTAAATGGTTTACGGTTTTTGACATTAGCCCTGAACCCCCTAGGGCCGGTACTTTGCCTAGTTTCACTAGATTTAGCAAACCTGTTATAATCGAAGCGAGTTTTCTTCTTTGTCCGCCCTTTTGCCGCTTCTTCCTCTCTCATCCGGTCAACCCGCTCTCTATTTTGAGCAGCCTTTGCCTCATCCTGTCGGATGGGGTCACCCCCAGATTGCAATGACGGTTGCTCTTTATACACATAGGCATATTCACTAAACATCTTAGCGAATGATTTACCATCTTTAGAAGTGAGAAGGTCTTTATATTCATCAAAACTCATGGTCTGTGTTTTATCCCCAAGTTCATCCTTACTGATGAAGCAGCTTTCGTCTGCACAGGAACCTTCAGGTCTACTCCCTTTAATTATATCAAACCCTGCCGCTTGGTTCACCCCTTTTTCACAGATAGTAACCTCAGCTAGTTCTAGTTCATCTACCCTCATATACGGGGGTTCACCTTTGAACATGTTACCTGTAACATTCTCAGTACGGATTGCAGACCCCGCTATAGAATAGGACTTCATCCGACTCTTCTTAATCTCTTCTATTACCCGTTTAGAAATCTTAGTGTCATCTCTAAGCTCAGTAATGAAAAATAATGTATTGTCGCCAATCCCACTCTTATATATCTGCCCAGATTTAGAGATGTACGCTGGTAATGCCCATCCAACCTGAATATCAGAATGCATAACCATGACATTACGCGTCATTGGGTTCTTCATATAGTTATCAAACGCTTTACTGAGAGCGTTGGTAGTGATAAGATGCCCTTCTCTGTCAATCATTTCCACAGAAGCTGGCCCACCGACAACATTAGGGTCTTTTTGAAGTAAATCCTGCCCCTTAACAGTTTCAGCATACAAAGGGTTACTTGGGTACGCTCGATGTAATGTTAAGGTTTGGGCAGGACTGGAATAACCAGCTTTAAATAATCTAGCATACTCTTGTAAAGCATCTGAAATTTTATCTATGGTGACCCGTCCATCAGCAGACTTTTCAATAAGCGTAATTTCCGCAGATGAACCGTCAGCCAACCATTCCGTAATTAGTTTGTTAGCTTCTAAAACAGCAACCATGAATACTCCTTATAGAGCTTATTTCTTTTTACGTCCGTTGCCACGTAAAATCCCTAGTTTGCCTCCAAACTTACCCCACTCTGGGACAGTTACTTTACCATCAGCCAACATTTCTTTGGCGTAGGCAACAACTTCGTCTCGTTCCTCTTTTGTATCTAAATTAGCAAATATTTGTTGACCGATGCCTAACATTGCCTGATACTCTTTTGGGAGTAATTTAGTAATTAATGCAATCATTATGTTTCCTTCCTTAGCTATGCGTCCTACTCTTATTATACTCTAGTAACCCACTATTTTCATAAAAAAAGCCCACCGTTATATGTGATGGGCTTTTTCTACATAAGATTTAAATCTTATTTATCGACCTATAGCAAAGAATTCTACATTCGCTGCGGAAAGGTCATCGGTATTTGCTGCCTGAGCAAATTCACCGTCAGCACCCGCATCATTGTCTCCATAATATGCTAGTAGCAAATCAGAAGCCCAATAACACTGTACAACATCTGACGTAAACGTGATAAAATCAATCTTATCCAACCCAAGGTCTCCAGCCGTTAAAGCTTCGCCTCCTGTTGGGTAAGAAGAATCAAACGCAATCGTCCCTATTGTAAGTCTTTTGTTACCGATCACTGTTCTACCAGCGTCCGGAATTGTAATCGTTAAGGCCATGGCTTTCGCCTCCTATCTTATCATATAGCCTAAAAAGTAGGCCGGGGCGGGATTGCTCCCAATCCCCGGCCTATAATTTACTAACTAACTGTTATTATGCAGTCAGGTCAGTTATCTTAGCTTGGTGGAAGAAGCTGTAGCATCGGAGTTCTGCCATTGTGTAGAACAGTCCTCTGACCGCCAAAGCGTCCACAGCGAAGAAGTCACGGTTCTCGATGTATTGAGTAGGCTGTGCTACCGCAACTTCAAGATAGTCCGTGTCTAACACGAATACGTTGGAACCAATTTCCACACCGGCGTTGTCAGCACTCTTAGGTGCGTCAGCGTCAGGGAGGATCGGGATTCCCATGTATGTCGAGAGTTCCATACCAGTCCTAGTACCTGCGAAGGTCTTCTCTGAACCAACATTCACCTGATAGGTTTCTATGCCCATGAAGCGTTGCTGAGTCTGGAGGAGTTCTTCAAGTTTGAAGTACTGGTCATGTCCGGTTACGATGAGCTTAGGCTCACCACCGTTTTCACGTACAGCCTGAATTGCAGAATTCAAGGTCTCTAGTGAAAGGTCACGAGCGGTACCGCCATTGTTAGAAACAGTAGCAGCAGCGTTCCATGTGCCAGCAGTTCGACCATCCTGAGTGAGGTCGTATGCACCAATTCCTGATGCAGCGTCACCACCAGTGGTGGAAAGTACACGTCCATCTTGCTCAACAATAGAGTCGATGGATGTAACACCGTTGTTCCCTGTTCCAGTAACAAACAAAATGTCACCAGCGACAGGAGCGGCATTGAATACCTCGCCTGTAAAGGTTACAGTAGTAGCTGTCGTAGAATCCACAGTAAGTGGGTTACTAGCACCAGCGTCTGTACCCATGTTAGCACTCGCACTCTGGTCATAGACCAAACATGTGTCGCCAACTTGGAAGTTATTACCTCGTGGGGTAACAACCGTTACCACTGCGTTAGTTGAGTTAGTAGCGGAAGCAACTCTGGCCCATCGCATTCGGAGTGTCTCCTGTTGGAGTTCCTTTACGTGGTCACGCTGAGAATGTTCGTTCTCAGTCGCCAGAATGTCGCCAATACCACCCTCAAGTTGAGCAGTGTACATCGCCTTGACGGATGATGCGAACGTTGTCGCAACGATTTTCGGCAGTCCTGAGACTAGCTGCAAATCGGAAACGTCAGGCGTTGGTAGTGTGCCAAGTTCAGTTACCGGTCGGGATCGTCCCGTACCACGGTCTGTCCTAACACGCCAACCAGCCGTATTACCCCATGTAGCATGGGGAATGGCATTCCAGAAACGTGTCTGGTTGTTTAGTGCTTGCCATACCTTACGTCCGTAAGTTGTAGTAAAGATATTACCGGAGGTATTTGCACCACCGTCAACACCATAAGCTGTGCCAGTGAAAGCCTTCTTCAAGAGGGGGTTCTCACCAAGAACACTAGCGTTTGCACTACGATTTACTTGGGCAAGATATTCAGCAATTGAAATGTTACTCATTTACTAAAATCTCCTTATTACCCTGTAATTCCGAAGCTCTGGAGAATTTCATGTGGGACACCTTCATAGTCTCCTGCCATTACTTTTCCTTCAAGCCTTCGGACTTCTTTATCGTCCATTTTTACGAGGATGTCAAGAAGGTCTTCTTGAGTCGATACGTTTTTTGAAATAGGGGCTTCACCAGCACCTAGATCAATCAATGCGGGAGCTTTCAAGGTATTTGCTTCCTTGAAACCAGATTTATTAAGTCTAGCTGCAACCCCATCGGCTACCTGATCATTAATACTGGCTTTTAGGTCTTCCAGTTCTTTCCTCAGGTTACGCTTTTTAGGGTCGTCCTCGTCGTCATCCTCATACCATTCGTCATCTTCCGCCTTTTGGGAAGTAGTATTCAATTGTGAGCCACCCGGACTATCGTGATCTAGGGAACTTCCAGTCGGAGACTCAGTTGGTCGTCCTGCCGTAGCAGTTGACGTGTCTGGGGAGATGGTCTTTGAACCATCATCCGAATCTGCTCCGCCTTTAAGGTTTCCCTTTTCAGCTTTGTTGGTGGACTTCGAGTCACCTACACCAATACCTGCGCCTTCAGCCTTTAGAACTTCGAATACCTCACCGGCAATTTCTTTAACAAGTTCTGTTCGGGCTGAGTACTCTTCTAATTGAAGCTGTTCTTCATAATCAGCTTCCTCGTCCTCGCTTAGCCTTGCATCCATTTTGGCAAGAACTTCTGCTAGGGCTGCTAGCCCAAGATTAGTTCCTTCCATATGTTTCTCAATAGATTGAGCGATGTCATTGTCCATAAAATAAATCCTCCTAATAAAGGCAGGTATCACCCAACCTAAATCCAGTCCATTCCATTTGCTTATGGATTTTAATACGTTCCCAAACGGAAACGAAAAAACGAAGGTTAATATAAACCTTCGCTCTTATTATACTATAACATATTTTATTATTGACACTTTTTACTCTTATTCCCCAACCCTAGACAAATCAATCTTACCTGTTATAAGTTCGTATATCTCTTGTCTAAAGTTATATAGAGGTACTTGTACCAATTTTTTTAGTTTGTCACATTGCGCCCCTTCTGGGAGAGCGGCTTCTAATTGATCTAGTACAGACCCGACCATCCGACTATGCTTCGCAGACACCCACGCTATTTCCTGTCCTGTTGTAGTATCATTCTCCATTATTTTAACCTCTTTACTTTCATGTCTTGTCCTGATAAGTGTTTTATTAGGAAATTACTAAACTCATCCCCAAAATGATACTCAAAAATTTTATCATACACATTCTGCGTACTCCCAGTTTTACTGGGTTTCGCTTCAGTCCCATCCTTAAAACTTTCTTTCTTCGGGAGTTCTAGCTTTCGTTTACGTTGATAACCTTTTCGACGCTTCATTGTTGGTCTGCCTGACTTATCTTTCCCCGCAAAACTAGTCGCAGGAACCCACTCCATAACCTCAGTTGTAGGTATATTTAACTTACTGGAATCCGGTACTGTAAAAGATAAAGTTGCTTTACCTGACCCTGAAGTGGTTGTTACCTCTTCTAATTGGGCACCTGTATCACTGGCGTAATCAACTTGAATTTTTTGGACTACTTCCGTTACCCAAGCCTGAACAGCAGAGTCAAATTTATCAGTAAAAGATTTATCGGGCATAATACTCCT